GCGGACCAGGGCGTCCTCGCCGGTTCTGCGGCGAAGGCCCGCGCCGAAGCGATGCTCAACGGCGGCGCGGACCAGTTCGCCGCCGCGAACAAGGGCATGGCTGAGAAGATGTTCGCGAAGGCCCTCCGGACACCGCGTGAGCACCTCGGGAACACGCTGACGTTGGAGGAGAAGGCAGCGATCATCGAGGACTCGACGGGGCAGATCATCGTCCCGCACGACCTCGCCGGGCCGATCTTCCTGACCCTGCCCCGGCTGGGTGTGCTACGCCGCCTGGCGCTGGTCCGCCCGACCACGTCGAACCTCGTCGACCTGCGCCTGATCACTGGCGCGACCGCGACCTGGGGCAAGATCGAGCTCGGCACCAACGCGACCCAGTACGACGCGGGGATGGCCGCGTCCGGCCCGACCGCGGTCACGGTGCAGAACCTGAACGCGCTCGTGCAGCTCGGTGTCGACGAGCTCGCTGACACTGACGCGAACCTCGTGTCCCTCGTCCAGGAGCTGGTCGGGGCGCAGTTCGCGCAGGCCGAGGACGACGCGTTCGCGTTCGGTAACGGCACGTCGAAGCCGTTCGGTATCGCCACCCGAGCCACCGTCGGCGGCGCGATCCCCGCAGCGCAGGGCGTCACCGCGGCCGGTTCGGCGGTGAACCCGGACCAGCTCAAGTCGATGCCGTTTCTGATTACGGCCCGGTTCGCGAACAATGGCGCCTACCTAGCGTCCGACGACGCGACGCAGGCCGTGGCGTTGCTGAAGGACTCCACGTCGAACTACCTGTGGCAGCCCTCCAACATCGCGGGGCAGCCCGCGAACCTGTTCGGCTACCCGTTCTACCGGCTGTCCGGGCTCCCGTCGATGGCCGCGACAACCACGTTCACTGACCCGTCGATCCTGTTCGGCGACGTCAACTCCGGATATCTCGTCGCGGACCGGCAGCAGATCACGGTTCAAAGATTGGACGAGCGTTACGCCGACGTCGGGCTCGTGGGTTTCCTCTTCCGCCAGCGCGTTGGTGGGGATGTCATGCGCCCAGGAGCCTTCGCGAAATACCTCCTCTAGGAAGGGGCCATGATCATGGGGAAGCAGACAGCGGGCCGCCCGATCCCGCAGGTACCAGCCGGACCACCGGGAGGCGCCCCGACCGGGCACGGCGGCGCCGGACAAGGACCGGGGCCACGGCCGACGCCGGCGCACGGTCACGGCCACGACGGGCCGGCGGCGCCCGGTGGCGGCAACGGCGGCGGGAACGCACAGTGAAGATCGTCATGCACGGCCCGATCGCCGGGTACGGCCCGTCCGGTGCTATTGAGTCCTGGGGGCCCGACACCCCCGTCGACATCGACGATAAGGACAAGGCGGCCGTGGCGTGGGCGAAGGCGTGGCTCGGCATGGGCGCGACCCTCGTCGAAGACGTCGCCGAGAAACCAGCCAAAGCAATGCCGCATAAGGCCGCTGCAAGCGGCTGACCATCCCAACAACGTGGAAGCGCCCGTCCCCTCCGGAGCGGGCGCTTCCACCTATCCGGAGGAAAGTCATGCCTGACGAACCGCAAGTGAGCGCCAAGTGGACCGGCCCTGTCGGCTCCAGTAACGATGCTGGCCCGATCAGTGTCCTGATCAAGCTCGACACGGACCTGGCCCGGACGCTCACCCCCGAAGATGACGCAGTGCTCGGCCGCGCTGTCCGCGTCGGCGCTCAGCGGCTCATAGCTGACAGCGAGGTCGCCAAGTGAAGGTGCTGTGGCACAGTGTTGCCCCCTGGGCCCCTACGGGTTACGGAAGTCAGACCGGCATCTTCGCGCCCCGCATCAAGAACCTCGGCCACGACCTCGCGCTGTCGTGTTACTACGGGCTGCAGGGGTCGCAGTTCGACTGGAAAGGCATCACCTGCTACCCGTCCTACTCGGCCTCCTACGGGTCGGACGTGATCGTCCCGAACGCGCTGCACCACTTCGACGCGCACAATTCCCGCGGCCTGCATGAGGCGTCCTGCGGCGGCATGATCATCACCCTGGGTGATGTGTGGACGTTCGAGTCGCCGCTGCTCAACCAGCTCGCCGTCGCCTCGTGGGTGCCTGTTGACCATCTCGAGGTCCCGGACGTGACCCGGAACTGGTTCAACATCAACGGCGCTGTCCCGGTCGCGATGTCGCGGTTCGGGGAGCGGGCGCTGATCGAGGCCGGCCTGAACCCGGTCTACGTGCCCCACGGTGTCGACACCACGATCTTCCATCCCGGCGACAAGGCCGCGGCCCGCGCAGCCGCTGGGATCCCCGAAGACGTGTTCGTCGTGGGGATGGTCGCGAACAACGTCGGCCGCGACGGCAACCGCAAAGCCTTCGCGGAGCAGATCACCGCGTTCGCCGAACTGCGCCGCAAGCACTCCGACGCGATGCTGGTGCTACACACCGACGTCGACTCCCCACCCGGGATGCGGCTGCGCCCGTTCCTGCAGCGGATGCTCCCCGAGGGCTCCTACACCTACACCGACATCTACGCCTACCGGAAGGGCCTCAAGCCGTCGGCGGTCGCTGACGTGTACCGGGCCGCTGACGTGCTGTCGAACTGCTCCTACGGGGAGGGCTTCGGTATCCCGATCGTCGAGGCGCAAGCGTGCGGCACCCCGGTCATCGTCACCGACGCGACCGCGATGCCTGAGCTGTGCGGGTCGGGATGGCGGGTCGGCTACGAGAAGCACTGGCACGACTCGCAGGGCGGCTGGGCCGCCGTGCCCCGTGTCGGGGACATCGCCGACGCCTACGCCGAGGCCTACGACCGCGCCCGGGATGAGGACATGCGGGCCAAGGCGTGGGCGTTCGCGCAGGACTACGACGCCGACCGCGTCACCGAGGACTACTGGTCGCCGGTGCTGGCGCGGTTCGAGCTTGCGCTACAGCGGCGTCGCGAGGATCTGGACACCCCGCCGGACCCGGCGAAACTGCCTGTCCGGATCCGGGAAGCGGACGGGCTGCTGTGGGTCGACCGCGGCGGGAAGGCCGGCGACCAGCTCGGCCCCGACGCCCACGAGGCGGAACTGTGGCCGATCCTGGACCGGCTCCTCCCCGAGGGGGGGGTGTTCCTCGACGTCGGCGCGCACGTCGGGCACTGGACGCTACGCCTCGCGAGCAAGGCATCCCGGGTCGTCAGCATCGAGGCGAACCCGGTCACTGCGTCCACGCTGCGCCGCAACATCGCCCTGAACGATATCGGCAACGTCGAGGTCATCGAGATGGCGGCATGGGATGAGGACGCAGTCCTTGCGCTCGATGACCCGTACAACCAGGTCGCGGGCGGATCTACCCGGGTCGTGCCTGCTGATGACGGCACTGTCATCGCCGGCCGCCTTGATGATGCGCTGGAGTGGCTCACGCATCTTGACCTGGTGAAGATCGACGTCGAGGGCGCTGACATTCACGTCTTGGATGGCATGGCTGCGCTCGTGGAGCGGCTCAAGCCGACGCTGTTCATCGAGTGCCACGACATCTACGGCTACTACGAGCGGGCCGACCTCGAGGCTGCGATCGAGCGGCTCGGCTACACGTGGGAGACCGCGTTCTCCTACCAGTCGACATGGATGCCGCACGGGCAGGCCAGTACCCCGCAGATGGCCGACTACCTCGTCGCCGTCCCGAAGGAGTGAGCGGTGGCCCGCTACCCGCAAGGCCAACCCGTCACCCTCACCGCAGAGATCCGCGACGGCAGCCAGGCGCTCGTAGATGCGGGCACCATCAAGCTGGTCGTTCACAAGCCTGACGGGACGGCGCTGCCGGACTACACCACCCCGGCCCATGACGGGCTCGGGCTGTACAGCCAGGTCATCCCGGCGACCGACACCACCCAGTGGGGCTACTACCCGCGGTCTTGGATCACGACCGGCACAGGGGCGGGCGTGTCCCCACCGGGTGGGTTCACGATCATCGACCCGTTCGAGATCTCGATCGTCACCCTGGACGAGGCACGCGCCCAACTCGGCTACACCTCGGGCGAGACCAGCGACGACGACGAACTGCGACGGTTCATCGCCGGTATCACGCCCGTCGTCGAGTCCTACAAGCATCAGGTCATCGCAGCGAAGACGGTCACGCAGGATCTGACGCTGTGTGGGGAGTCGGAGTTCTGGCTGTCGTCGACCCCGGTGGTGTCCTTGACGTC